GGTTCAGCGTTAGATAAGCAAATCGGTGGGGAACATTACAAGAACGCAAAAATAGACCCAATAGAGCTTATTGTGGCACATAATCTTGATTTTATTGATGGAAATATTATAAAATACGCAGTTCGAAAAAAAAACTATGAATCTCAAAGAGAAAAGTATGAGAAAATTAAACATTACTGCGAAATAGCATTGGAGCTTAAATGTGGTTCACATTAGGAAAACTAGCACTTAAAACTGGTGCTGAAATATACAAAAACAAAAAAAGAGCTAAACTTCTTGAAAGCGAAGCAGAAGTAAAACACATGGAGAGAGCTGTAAGTGGAGAAGTACAATTACAAAAAGTTATCCATGAAAAACAATCAAATGATTTAAAAGATGAATTTTGTCTTATCTTATTAAGTTTGCCTTTGTTGATTCTAGCATATTCTGTGTTTTTTGGAGATGCTGAATTGCAAGAACGGGTTGATTACTTTTTTATGAAATTTGAGTCACTACCTTACTGGTATCAAGGTCTTGTAATTGGTGCATTTTCTACAATTCTAGGTATTAGAGGAGTTTCTGCATTTAAAAAAAAATAGTAAAAATTTAAGTTCATATATGTTAAGAACAAAGTATGAACATAGAAGATTTTATATTTGTTGATGCTGAGTTTTTCTTTGCTCCATTAGAAGATAATGAAACATTGGGTAAAGCTATATCTATTTCATACATAGATAAATACCCATCATTCTCACATAAAAAAGAAATATTACAAAATTTTCAAGATAATGGTTTGATACTTGTTGATTACAATATTAGATATAGACCTATTAGTGAGGTAGATAACTTAAATCACTACAATATTACAAAACATTAAAGAATAATAGAACCTAAAACAAATCCACAAATAAAGATAATTATTTCAGTTCTATAATATAGACCTTTTACACCTAATTCTTTTTTCCAATCTTTAGGAGTCTTTCCAAATATAATCATATTAACCCTCTTGTCCTAATGCGTTAAATTCAAGATTTTGTTTTACTTCACTTTGTAAAAGCATGATCTTTGTTTTTAATTTATCCCAATCAGTTTTTGCTTTCAAATGTTTTTTTTTAGCTTCATTTAACTCTTTGGTCAATTCAATCATCATATCATCAGTAGTGATAAGATGTTTAATTTCTTCTACTGATCTTTTAACTACATCTTCTTTAAACATAATAAAAAGTTTTGCATGATGTAATTTTATTCCATCTTCAAGATCAATAAGTTTATCGTAAGCACTTGTAAATTCCTTTGAAGTTTTATCTAAAATTAAATTTATTTTTTTTCTATCAAAAGTAAGTGCATCAATGTTACTACTTGGATAACCGCTATAAGTTTGATCTGTCATTATTTCTCCTTTTCTGTATTAGAACTGGTCATCCCACTCATCATCATCTCCAGGTTGTCTCATTGGTTCTTTATAACTTTGTTGAGCTTGTGGTTGAGGTTGATAAGTTTGTTGAGGTCTAGGCATTGTTTGAGCTACTGTTTTAAAAGTGCCAACGCTTCTAGGTTTTGTCATATAAAACACAACCTCTAACAAATTATCATCTCCATATTTATTTTCTATGGTTGATTTTCTCATCCCATATTTTCCAACGTAACCAGCTTTAATATATTCTTGAACTTCTGGTGTCATTGCCCATTCGTTAATTTGACTTAATTTATATTTTTTTTTAGTTAAGCTACATTTCCACATACTATTTGACATTGCGTAATATTCAAATTTAGGTGCTTGTTGACCTGTAGCTCTCATTGTAAGAGTCAGCCCACAAAACGGCTTATCAAATGATTTTTTTTGACTATACATCTTGTTTGTTCTCCTTTTTCCATTTACTTACTTTTTTATTAAATTTAGACTCAAGGTTTTCAAGAAATCTTGATGCCTTGAACCCTTTAAAATATACATCCTCCATTTTAAGTTTCATCATAGAAACTTGTTTGTTTGGGTCTTTAGGTATATTTACTATCCCTAAATAGTGTATTTTAAAGTCAGTAGTCTCTTCGATAAAACGCTTATAAGTTTCAACTTGAATAGCTTGATCTACATAAAAGTCTTTACTAGACTTCCAATCTAATAAAGCATTTTTACCCTTCCATTCTTTTTTGGTAACTATAACGTCAGTACATCCTGCTAGATCATATTTAGGACTATATAGAGGAAGTTCACTTACAACTACTTCAAACTTTTCTTCCTCCCACCATCCCTTAAACATATCTACCATTCTTTTAAGAGTTTTCTCTTCTGGCATAGTTGGATTTTTACCTTTTAAATAAAGATCAATCCATTCATGTAAGTTAGTTCCAACATCTCTAGCATAAGATTCCATCTCTTCTGTTCTATTAATAACCTCTTTTATCAAAGTATTTATCTTATCAATAGGTTCATTTTTTTTTAATAAAACATCTTTAAGACCATCTAAAACCATTTTACGCTTCCAATACAAAAGACCATTTTTGTTTTGATGGTTTCCAATAATTGTAGTTACGCTTTTTTTACCAACACCATCAACCTTATATCTAAAACCTTTTGCTTTGTTATCGAATAAAATGTTGTTATTTAATTTGTTGACTATCTTGATCGTCATACTTTCCCTCCCTATGTTTAAACGCTGAAAACATCCATTTAAAAGAAAACCCAAGATATTTAGATAAATCCCAAAGTTTTCTAACCTTTACTTCATTAGCTCCTTTTTCGTATTTTTGTATCTGTTGAAAAGTAACGTCAATCTTACGACCAACTCTAGCTTGTGTTTTGCCTCTTACTTCTCTAGCAAATCTTAATCTACTTCCAAGTAACTTATTAAAGTTTATCTCATTAGGGTTAATGTGATATTCTCTTGCTAATTGTTCCATTGTTTTTTTAGTTCTTATAACATTGCCTCTTCTACTCATTATTTAGTCCTCCATAATCTAAATTCATAACCACCTCGATTATTTGGGAGTCTTCTACAAGTGCAACTACCATTCCCATAAAGATCAACTACATATCTTCTAAAACCCTCCATCTCTTTTTGAGATTCAAATTTTATTGAGTAACCAATCTCTAATGATTTTGCTATTTGTACCTTTTGAGGGTCTTTTTGTTTTCCTCTAATTGGTATTGGTATGTCTTTATCTATTTGCATATTATCCTTCCTAGTCTAATACAGAATGACCTCTGTTAGTTAGACAATTTCTATTGATTGTTTTTGATTTAAGTTCTTTAGCTTCAATTAAACCTAAAGTTCCCATTTCCACATATTTAGCAAAAGCAAATTTAGAGTAATCAACAATTAGATTAACATTGTCTTTTACTAATTTTTCACAATGTTGCTTATCGTCAGTTAACTCTTCTGCTCTTGAAAATTCAAATGTACCTGATCTCCCTTTTGTATCAACGACCATATTTGGTACGCACCCTATTAAAAGAGTCACAAGTAGCGTCATCCCTAGTATCCTTTTTAACATTTTAACCTCCCTATTAAGTTTTTATGTCTTTTATCTCAAACATTTTTGGAGCTAAATCTCTTCTCTTAATCTCCAATTTTCTCAATTTCTCTTTTGTGAACCTTATCTGGTCCACTACCTTGAAATACTTTTGAGATTGTTTGAGGTTTTTTATTGTGTTTAGTTGCATATAACCTCTTTATTGTTTTCTCCACTTCTACTATTGGAGTATTTGGCGTGAATACCACGCCAAATTTCTTTTTTACATCTTCTAACAAATCAAATGATGGTGTTTTAAAAATTATAGTCATAATGCCTCCATGCTTCATGACTAATTGTGTATTTGTTTCCACCTTTACATCTCCATTTGCCATCTTTATGAAGTCTCACTCTTCTAGTGAAACCATTTTTATTAGATGTAATATTCCATTTTTGAGTATCATTGTTAGTACAATGACCTACAAAACCACCTGGTATTACTTCTGGTTTCCATCCTTTAAAAAGTTCACTATCCATAGCTCTTATCTCTATGGTTTTATTAGAAATAACTTTTGTTATTTCATTAGGATGTATGTCGCTATAACCAATTTCATTAGCAAACATTCCAACTTTTACTTTATCTTTTTCCATGTTGTCCTCTTTGTTTTTTTTTAGTTTTTTTAACATTAATGAAATGGTTACTCAAAGTTGCAATAAAAGTCAAATAAAAAGTTGTATTTAAAAGTCAATAAAATAGCCATTTTTTAACACTTTATACAAATTAAAATAGAAATATTGAACTTATTTATATAATGTTGTATTGATTCGTAAAAAAGGATAAAAGGGAATCAAAGTAGCTTTATTAGGTTATTTTTAGTTATCCTTTTTTTAGTTTAATAACATGGTGGCGTTGCTCCCTCAACGCCACTAAAAAGGGAAGGATAATATGATAAAAGTAGAAGTAAAAAAAATATGGCTTGGTAAGGTATCAGTTAGGGATTACGTCTATAAAAAAGCATTACGCCAAAAAGAATCATTAGGTATAGTTCATGGTAAAGAATTTATGATTATACCTTATGAAAATCTTAAAAAAGCTAAACAATACACAAAGACCACAATTCAATCAAAGTTTAATAATAAAACATATACTTTAATAGATTTTGATTGGAAACCTTATAAAGAACCAAACAAAGATCAAGGGAACTTATGGGAAAATACAAAACCAAACTTGAACGAGAACATTTAGATAAAGTGAGTCAACTTGGGTGTATTTGTTGTGGTGCAATAGCAGAAATTCATCATATACGGGATAAGGTAGGCATGGGTCGTAGGTCCAGTCATTTTGAAACGCTACCCTTATGTCCAATTCATCATAGACTTGGAAAAGACTCAATACATTTGGGTAAGAAAAATTTTATTAAAAAGTTTGGAACTGAACGAGAACTATTAAAAAAAGTGAGGGAGATATTAGATGGACAAAAAACAGAACTCTTTATTTGAAGAGTTAAAAGAGGATT